TGTTATTGCGTTAGTTTACGGACATGAATATATTACGCGGAAAGTTAAGGGAGTAACGCAGACTAACGCAATAACAACAGACGATTGCGACGCGTTTTTATAATTTTTTGCAATGGCTGTCTACCCTGTCTACCTGAGTAAAGAAAAATACATTTAATTCAGTATATTAACTTAGGTAGACAGCCTTTTTTCACTGTCTACCTACTATCTACCCTCTCTACCTGATTTTACCTGAATCAGACAGGGAGGTAGATACGGGGTAGATAGTGGATAAAAGCACTCTACCCCGCTGAAAGCCGCGCCATTACTGGCATGAGAGCCAGTAAGGTAGATAAGGTAGACAAGGGGAGGCACAACTCAAAACTTTTTAAACGAGGGGGTAAAAATAAAAATGCGCACATCAGGAAAACTTAATAATCAGAAGAAGCAGCATAACCGCGCCATTGACCTTACAGAGCACTGGCTGAGAGTGGCGATAAAAATCATCGACCGCAACACGGGGGAAGGATACGCGAAAGCACATCCCGACCTGATAAGCGCATTCATGACAACGGCAGCTGCGAACTTTGCCACACTGACCGAACGGGAGATTGCCGAAGCGGAGGAAGTGACAACCATCAACATTAAGTCCGGAGAGCAGACAGCATGACAGCACAGATAGCAGCTTACGGGCGGCTGGTGGACGACCCGCAGGTAAAACAGACCAGCAAGGGCACACCGATGACGCTGGCGCGTATGGCGGTCCCCCTTCCGTGCAGCCAGGCAGATGACGGAACGGCGACGATGTGGTTATCCGTCCTGGCATTTGGCAGACAGGCCGAAGCACTGGAAAGGCACCGCAAGGGTGAACTCCTGAGCGTGGCGGGTAACATGCAGATCAGCCAGTGGACTGGGCAGAACGGAGAAACGCGGCAGGGCTGGCAGGTTATCGCAGACAGCGTAATCAGTGCGAGAACGGCGCGACCGGGCGGCAAAAAAGGCCAACAGGGCCAGGCTACTGACGCACTGAACAGGGCAAAACAACAGGCGGGGAATGATGATCCGTACGGGGATAACATACCGTTTTAAGCAACGAGTGACAGAAGCCGGAGCAATCCGGCTTTTTTACGGGTCCTCCTGGCGGGGTGGGCCTGAACACGGGGCGGGAGGGCGCGGAAAAAGGCGCATTTTTTGATTTTTATGGCACCATCACCACCACTATAAGCTATTGATATGTTGAGAAATAAAAATTTTTAGTGTCGAATCAGGTTGTTTTTTGTTCATCACCGGAACGTTCCCGAAAACATTTACAAAAAACAGGCGCAAAAAAGCGCCCCCGATTGCTGTTACCGGAGGCGCTTTTACACGACAAAGGAGTTTTTATCGCCAGGATGACGAGTCTTAATACTGCTTCAATGGCAAAAATGCGTCAATAACTTTGCCTTTCTGAGAATAATCAGAAAAATCATAATCTGATTTTCAGGTAGAAAATGATTTATCTATTACTTTTATCGATCAATAATGATGCCCGTTAATCAAAACGGAGGCGGATTTATGCCAGAGAACAACACCAGAAAGCCGGATAAAAGTGCCACGGTACACATAGACGCCGGAACTATGGAGAAGATCGAACGCTATCAGCAGTTCATCAAAGATAATCACCCGGGTATGCCAGTACCCACGAAAGGACAAATCACACGCAGCGCGGTTGAATACTGGTACAGGGCAACGTTAGGGGTCTGGCTATGAAAACATGGTTTTCCATTAAGGCTATGGCAGATGTTGTCTATGTGCGCATTTATGACGAGATCGGCGGGTACGGTGTAAAAGCATCGGCACTTACTGACGAGATCAACGCGTGTGGTAATGCGTCTGAAATCCATCTTCGCATCCATTCACCTGGTGGCGACATCTTTGAAGGGCTGGCTATCTATAACGCCCTGAAAAATCATCCGGCAAAGAAAATTGTACACATTGAAGGCATGGCGGCTTCTATGGCCTCGTTTATTGCCATGTGTGGCGATCACATCGTTATGCCTGAAAACGCGATGATGATGATACATGCCCCCCGTGGTGTTACTGCCGGAGTGTCGGGCGACGTTCGCCGCTTTGCTGACCTGATGGACAAGCTGGGCGACACGATGGCGGAAACCTACGCCGGAAGAACGGGCAGGAGCAAACAGGAAATCACCGCCATGATGGAGGCGGAAACCTGGATGGATGGCAATGAGTGTAAGGCTAACGGCTTCGCAGATGAGGTTATACCCGCGATTACAGCAATGGCCCGAATTGAATCAAAACGAATCGGAGATTTTTCAAATATGCCGGAAAAAATTAAAAGCATGATCAGCCAGAAAACTACCAGTGGCGAACAGGAACGACTTAACGGCATCCGTGAATTGTTTGGCACGTTCAACGGAAGATATAACGACCTGGCTATAAGTTGTCTTGCTGATTCAGAATGTAGCGTTGAGAATGCACGCGAACGCCTTTTACTCGCTATGGGTAAAGAATCAACGCCAACAAACAAAACCACCCCCGCAAATCTTTACTACGCGTACACGGATAACGGCAACATAACCGGCGATGCAATGCGCCAGGGGCTTAATGCGCGTCTTGGTCACGAACGGGCCGAACGCGGTAATCCTTACGCCATGATGAGCCTTTTCGATATGGCACAGGCATCATTAACCCATCGTGGTATAAGCACGGGCAGCTACAGCACACGCTCGCAGATAGTAAACGCGGCATTCAACCACAGCAGCAGCGATTTTACCGATATCCTTGCTGGTGGTGCTGAAAAATCAGTGCTTGCAGGCTGGGAGCACAGCGGCGAAACATTCCGCCAGTGGACGAAAAAAGGTTCCCTTTCAAACTTCCGGGAAGCCCGCCGCGTTGGTATGAATGGCTTCTCAACGTTAAACAAAGTGCCGGAAGGGGCAGAATATAAATACATCACCACCAGCGATCGCGGTGAACCCATCGCGCTGGCTACTTACGGGAATATTTTCAGCATTACCCGCCAGGCGATAATCAATGATGACCTTGATCAGTTATCAACGGTGCCAATGGCTATGGGCCGTGCAGCATCAAGAACGGTGGGAAATCTGGTTAATCTGGTGCTTACAGGCAACGTAAAACTTTCTGACGGAATAGCGCTGTTTGACAAAAAACACAGCAACCTGATTGAAGCAGGACTGACAACACCGGGACTTAGTGCAGCACGTCACCTGATGCGCACACAGAAGGACAAAAATGGCGAAGTGCTGAATATTGCGTCTAAATTCCTTTTAGTTCCGGCAGCACTGGAAGATCGCGCGTTGCAGATGATTAACTCAACCGCACCTTTCGGGGCTGATAAAAACAGCGGGATCTTTAACCCGTATCACAAGCTACTTGATATCATCGTCGATCCCCGCCTTGATGATATCAGCGAAAAACAATGGTACATGCTTTCCGCACAGGGAACGGACACAATCGAGGTGGCTTATCTTGATGGCAATGACGAGCCTTACCTTGAACAGCAGGAAGGTTTTATCGTTGACGGCGTGGCCTGGAAAGTCCGTATTGATGCAGGTGTGGCAGCTCTGGATTATCGCGGTATGGTCAAATCAGGCGGGACAGATTCACTATGACAACAAGGCGGCACCAGCCGCCTTTTTTGCGGGTCCTCCTGGTGGGGTGGGCCTGAACACGGGGCGGGCGGCGCGGAAAAAAGCGCATTTTTTTGATTTTATCGTCATCATCATCATGTGCGTAAGTGATTGTTTTTAATTATTTTGATGTGAAAAAGATGATGAAGAAGGTTATTTTTTGTTCGACATCTTTTAGCGTGACAGATTCTTTACAAAAAATCTGAGCTTGTTTTCTTCACCAGCGCGATGGGGGCACAATGACAGAAGCCGAAATACTGGGATTAATCCGCCGCGTCGCCGGAATCAGCCAGCAGGTTGACGAACAGGCCACGCAGCCGGACAGCATGACCGCAGATAATTATGTGCGTGTAGTGGTGGAGGTGATGCGCGGTGATGGTATCCAGCTTAATGATGTGGATATGCGCGACATACGGATCCGCGTTCTGGAAATGCTGGCCTACCGTCGCCGCGTGGCACTGTATCGGGAAACGGAGAAAATTACTTACCACTGGAAGAAGCCGGAGCGGTTACGGCGGTAACTTGCTGATATTCCCGATAACGCAAAATTGCGTTGGCTGGTGGATTTGAGGGATATAGCTGGTAGTGGTAAATCCCTTTTGCGTGGTGGTTCGATGGCTGAATTTCGATGATCGAAACGAAGGGGGTATGATAAACAATCCCCCTTTTCGTGTGGTGCATGGTCGAAATGACCACAGAAGAGACACGCACCGAAGCAGAACGATTACCGTAGGTTAAAGCGACGGTAAGTGCAAATTTGCGTTGGCTACAATCCTCACTTCTGAGGACTGTTAACCAGTTGGCTGAAATATACTCACAACCTACGAAATTTTCGTAGTTTAATTACTCGCCAGCTTAATCGCTAACTCACTGATATTTTCGGAAACCTCGATTTGAGGAGACCGGAACGTCTACATAGCTGCATCACCGTTATGATGATTCGGCCCACCAGCCTGATTAACATTTAACCGGAAAAAAATCCTGTACCATGATGGCAGACGCCAGGGCAATCATTGCTGAAATTGCACACTTTTTCAGCAAATCATTTTAGTTATACGTTTGGTTATACGATTTAAAACTTGAATCAGGCATATTTATTAAAATCAGGTAGTTACATGCTCAATTAAACTACTCTCGTGGACCAAAAATCCCAAGAAAACCAACCTATTGCGGTTGGTTTTTTTATATCTGCGATTAATTTGATAAACAGACCGCGACACATTACGACCTGTTTATTTTCTGTTATCAGAACGTCCAGACCACACCCGCCTGGGTATTCCACGGTGATTCTACCCCCGCGCCATTGCCATAGCTGACTGACAAATGACCGCTTAACGTCGGGGTAAACGATGACCTTATCCCAGCCTGATAAACGCCACGGGTTCCAGCCACGTCATTATTAAATTTGCCGTCGTCATTAACTTTCACTTGGTTAGAATCGGCGTATTCCTGACGCACGGCGGCTTTCAGCCAGGGTTCCAGCGTCGTACCGTTTTGCAGGTCCATGTGATAGCTTACCGCCGTTCCCGCTTCAGCGCGTAATATGCGGGTATTTCCCACATCCGCACGCATACCATTTGATAACGTATAGTCCTGACCATCAGTGGTAAAGCCGGTAAAGGACAGATAAGGCCTTACATTCCACAGCCCCTCCCCCCAACGGAACCCGCTCTCGACATGAGCACCCGCGCCGTTACTATTGTAATCGCCAAACGCTGTTGCCCCATTACTCATCTTGCCATGGATGGTGTTGGCAAAACGGTCAACTTTCACCACCCCGTCAACATAGGTACCGTTTTGATGCTCCCAACCGGCATAAGCACCCAGAGTATAGCTATCGATATTACCTTTACCGCCGCGATCAAAACCAATATCAGAATGAGAGTAACCAAAGAATAAGCCACGAATTGTGCTGCTTTCTTCACGGGAGAAACGGCTATCGATACCGAGCGTCAGCCCCGTCAATGTTTGCTCAAAGCCAGCTCCCGCATCAGTGGTTACGTTGTTGCGGGTGTTAATTGCCGAACTCCACATCGCCGTATCGTAATTAACGCCTTTTACGCTACCAAGACGCTCACGTACGGTATCCAGTTCTGCATCAAATACCAGCGGTTGTGCTGCCGCCATATTCAACACATCAGTGGTTGAAGGAGTTATTTGCGTGCGATTCTCTGCCAGACTCCAGCTATGGTTGCCATTATCCAGCAAGGTATATTCATACGTACCGATATCAACAACGCCTCCGGCATTGCCCAAGGTAAATGCAGCATCACCGCCGCCCGTTGTTACCAGTGTAAGGCTATCACCTGCTGCCGGGCTGGCCCCCGTGTCCGTCACAAATATTTTGAAATCACCTGTTGCCTGACCGGTCACGTTGAGCTGATCGCTCTGATGATTAGCCATATCGGTACGCATATAAAAATTGCCGTTTCCCGATAGGGTATTAGTGGTCAACGTAGTGAAATTTTCCGCACTTGCCGTCACGGTTGAGCGAGTTGCTGGCTCAGCCATCATAACGACAGTTCCGTCTGACATCACCAGGTTTGCTAAATTGAGATGGGTGTTTTGGTTTATATTATTGATATCGGCAATAATAGCCCAAAAACTCTCTTCGATAGAAACATCTGCTTTACTGGTATCCACTGCGCCATGCGTTCTTAAAGATGCACCATCAGAAACCACCACGTCACCTAAAAATGTAGCCGGTGTATAAAAATTTAATTCCAGCGCCATTGCATCAATAATGCCCTCATTTCCTCTGACTGTTACGTTAACCATTGTGCCAGTCCAGACATTAGCGCGACCATTATCGATAACCATATTTTCAGATATGGCATTTGAGGAATATTTTATGCTTCCATTCTGCACTGACCGACCAAGATCATAAACTGCATGTGCCTGCACTCTCGTACCAGTATCTCTTCCCAACGATTGCATGGTTGCATGCTCATCAAGGATAGTGTCAATTGCCTGAGTGCCCTCCATAACAATTAGCCCGGAACCATCATCCAGTTCATAATTTTTAGACACGCCATCTTTTATGCTAAATTGGCCTTTACTGTTTGTACCACTCACTTCCAGCGCATTCGTTGAAACAATTAATTTTCCGCCTGCTTTTTTGTCAACGCCAGTTGCAGTCCCGCCATCCATAACCTCCAGTAAACCACCACTATCCACAGTGGTATTATAAGCGAAGTCATTCTCTTCAACCCGCAAACTTCCGCCGTTTTCCAACAGCATATTGTTAGCAACCCCATCTTTGATATCAAACTGACCGAGACGGTTTGTTCCGAATACCTCCATGGCCCGCGTGGTTGTTTTGATTGCACCGCCTGCTTTTTGATCTACCGCAAATGCCAATCCGCCATCTTTAATCTCCAGTAGTCCTCCCTTTTCGATAACGGCGAAGATGGCAATGCCTTCGGTTTCAACGATTAAGCGCCCGCCTTTAATCGTGGGATCATTCGCTGCGCCATAAACCTGTAACACACCATTATTGAGGGTAGTTTGGTTTGCTGCACCACCCAATTGAACAATTTGATAACCATCATTTAATACTGAGTATTCTGCTGAGCCATATGCTTCAATGTACTGATACCCTCCGTTGATTTCAGCATTATTACTTACACCACATTCTTTTATATGCTGTTCTCCGCTGGGAGTGATTTTCGTATTATTTGCGGTCCCATAAACCAGCTGGATATCTTTTTCCAGGACAACACCATCAACAGTCGTTCCATACTCAACAGTTGATGCCAATGCTATGGGAGAATATAACGCTGTAGCCACCAGAACAGATATTGCGGAACGACAAAGAGAAACAGAACCAGAGTGATGCATTAATCTTTCATCCTATGAAATTAATTGCTGTAAAAGCATTGGGTACTGAAAATACCCATAGCGCCATACCCGGAGTCAGTTTTTAAAAACTGTTTAAAGAAATGCACATGTATTGTGATTGATTTTTTAGTTGTTTTTCTTGATGGGAAGTTGATGCAAAATTCCGTCTTTATAATGAAAATGATGCAATCGGA